CATTTTCGTCAAAACTAAATCGGAGTTTTTCGGTGATGTCTAATGGAACATATGTTATTGTTGCTTGTACGGCAATACCGTGTTCTGCTTCAGATACTAGTATTTCTTCAGTGCTTATACGTGAATCAGCATTTAAATTTGCTGTTACATCGGCAATTATTGCTTCTTTAAGTTGTTCTGTTAATGGTTCAAAAATACAATCATATATTATTGTACCAAACTCAGGATTTTCAACTCTCTCACCTTTTCTTACAGATAATCTATTAAGTAAATCTTGTTTTGCACATTCAAAATCATACAGTTTAAAGTTCTTTTTATCTGCACGAGAACTAAACCCTTTAAAAGTTACACTGTTTGCTTTACTAGTTGATGTTTTATTTTCATATGCCATTTTAAATATTTATTAGCTAAAAAACCTACTAATTGCTCTCCCTATGCTTGATTGGGCAATATTAGTTATTACTGTGTCTATTGCTTTGCCTACTGCACCGTGTACTATATTAGAAATATTTGTTATCTGTCCAGCAATAACTTTTTTCTTTAATATTTCTTCAACACTTCCAATAGGATCGTGTAAAATTTTTGCAACATGATGTATTTCATTATATATTTTATTATATTCTTTTGCCAACTCGTTTGCTTTAGTTACTGCTGTAGAACTTCCTAGTTTTTTTGTAATATAATTCTTTATGTCTGCTCTATATTGTCCATCAACAATTGATTTTATTTTTGACTCTCTGTTTTTTTGTGCCATGTATTCTAACGTACCTGGAGTTTTTGATAATCTTTCCCATTCTGCTTCGTTCTCCCAAGATGCAACTCCATCAACTGGATACGAATCAGTTCTTACATAGGGTTCGTGTGTAACTAGATCTGCTACTGTTGTTTTTGTAGCTCTTTGATTTGCTTTTAATAAACCGCTTTCATCTGCTTCTATTCTAACTGATTCATTTAGTTCGACATCGTTCTTTGATTCGTCTGTTACAATATTAACTCCTGCCGCTGTAGGCTTCAACCATGTTGGTCCCCATCCTGAACTTGCACCTCTAGAATTAAAGTGTACTTGTGATCCTGCTAAATCTACTCTACCACCGGCACCATGCATTTGCCCACCACCTGTATAAGATGATATTCCTGCCTTGCCATAAGTTTTTACTACTCCAGATTGTGAACTAGTTAAAATTCCATTTTCTCCTATAACCTGTACATAATTTTCTGAATTTAAAGTTACATTATTTTCTGCTGTAAATTTTATATGATTCTTTGCGTGAAAATTTATATCTCCGTCTGAGTGCAAATCAAAATTACCTTCAGTTCTCATATTAATCCCATCAGCTGAGTATACACTAATTTTGCCGTCTTTTGTCATCTCTATCCATGATTTTCCTGAACCATTAGCGATGTATACTACTCCTGATGTATCATGCATTAATAACTGATGTCCAGATGCTGTTCTTAATCTTAATAATTGATTTTGGTTGTTCACATCACCATCGTCCATTACAAAACTATGCCCTGGGTCTCTGTCAGTTGGGGTTTGTATATAAGAATCGTCTTGTGCTAATTCTATTGGCGATGTCCTGCTGTCTGATTTAATTCTACCCGGTGTGCTAATTCCAAACACCTGACTTGGTGCTTCTCTTTGTGCTGATGACGTTGTTGTACCTCTAATTGGATCTTTAATTAATCCTTGATCCTTTAATATCTCTGCACTTGTATCATTTACTGGATAATACCCTGTTCCAATTTTTCCTGGTGTTGCTTTATCCCAAATGTATCTGTTTATTTCTCCAGCTGGTACAAATGTTGTACCGTATAAATCTGTAGTAGTTTTAGAAGATGGTGGCGGAGGAGGTGCAACAGCTTGGGTACTAGCACCGTGTCCTGGAATCATATGATTCATCATTGGTTGTTGTACACAACCAATCCAAAATGCATTCTCTTCGTTTTGTTCTCCTTCAACAAATAACACTAATACGTCTGTATCAATATCTGGTGGTACAAACCACATACCATATGAATGTCCATTAGATTTTGGAAGATATGCATTTGTTGTACTAACTGCGTCTCTACTTTTGGCTCCATAGAAAGGAGAAAGATAATTACACCATGTTAGCTGTGAGAACGTAGGATTTAATCTTTTAGTTTGAGATATAATGTTTACACCTAATCTTCCCATTCTTAATGGATCGTCTGTACTTTTTACTCTTCCTAGGTAAGGTCCAGCATCTCTTTTTACATAAGATGTTAAATCTGTGTTTAATCCTTTACTGGATACGTCTCCTCTGTGATCAGCCATTTTTATTTTATTTTACTCTTCATTTAATCAAGTTCCCACGGTTCTTTACCTTCCAAAATCTGTTTTTTGCCAAGGTTGTCCATTTTTTCGTCATCTTTTTCACTTAATCCTTCTGTAACTTCTTTTGTGATTCCATAAGCTTCTTCATTGTCTCTAATTGTAGTTTTATCTCCTGCTTTAGTTTCTAATTTTTTCTCTACAGGTATAGTAGCTACAAACGGTGCACTTCCAATTCCTTGTTGATTGTTTAATCTTACTAAAAATAATATCTGAGTAAATGCTCCATTTTTAATACTGCTTTCTACTTTACTTACTTGGTATATTCCTGAGAAGAATAAATTTGATTCGGCTGTTTTTTTACCGTTGGCATCTGTATCAAACATAGTACCTTTACGTTCTCTTATATCGGCTGGCATTCTATAAGTTAAGTGTATTAAAGGCATTGAATTATCTACATTAAAACAATTTAATTGATCATTCCAAGCACCATCAGACATATTCAAGGGTTTTCTTGCTTTTACATTTCCATCAATAGTAACATACATATCTTGTGCAATATACGAAGGATCTCCTAAAATTTCCATTTCTAATCTCATCATATCTGCATTTGGGTTTATAAGATAATCAAAAAATTCCTGTGTTCTTATCGCTTCTCTGTGATTTGTGTTTGACACTAAATTCTTTGAATGAGTTATTGAAGGATATGATCTTAATGTTGATAGCTCTACTTCTTCTGGGTCTTCCCCGTATATAACTTGCCATCCTCTTTTTATTGTATCTACAATCTTCGTCTGCAAAGAATCTGGTTTAGCAATAATATTTCTATGATAGTATCCTGTTTTATAATTAACTCGTAAATTTTGTATATCAACATTTTCTCCAGTATAGAAATAGTTGTATCTTTTTTGAACTGTTTTTTCCCACTTAACTTTTCCTATACTCATACCAGGCATTATTAATTTTAAAATATGAAACTCATAATATATTGCTTTGTATATAATAGTTTTAGGATACATTCTAGTAATTGGGTCTATTCCTTTATCAATATTAGTATGCACCGTACTAATAATTTTAAACCAAGGGATCATTGTATTATTTGCAGTTACCTTAGCAAGTGCATCTGCATTGTCTTTTTTAAAAGGTACTCCGGCTTTTATGTCGGCTTCACTCCAGCCGTGCTTTCCTTTAGTCTCATCACTTAATATTTGAGCACCATCTAAATATGTTAACCAAAAATCGCTTGTGAGTTCTTGAAAAAACTTCGATGACATTATAGTATCTTCCATTACTTTTAGAACCGATGTATTTGCAGGAACCTCTGTCTTAAGAACATTAAAGGCATTACCTCCTGCTTCTTTGGCATCAGACTTTTTAGGATGGCTTTCAGACCCTGGATTTGCTTTGTTATCTAGAGCCTTATCACTTTGTTCTGTTGAACCATAAGTCGTACCATAAGTCGTTGTTTCTTCCGTCGCCCTTAGGTTTTGCATTAGGTTCTTTAATTTCTTATCAAATTCAAATACATATACATCTTCATATCCAAAAGACCTTAAACCTTGATTCGCTTCTGTTTCCTGTTGATTTTGCATTTCTAATGCAAAATTCTTGCACCATGCTTGTAATTTTGATTTTGCAATTGTAAAAGGATTTCTTGTCAGATGGAATCTATCCATCATACCAAACTCTGAATATGCCGCGGCTTGTATTAGATATACTGCCCCACCGGCAGTTACATCAAACTCAACACGAGCAATTACTATAGGTATTTTTCTAACTAGTGTATCATTTGGGTCCCCTGAAAATCCATTTGTAAGTTTGTCTTGGTTTGTTGGCATACCGACCCTGCCACTTTGGTTCATGCCTTTCCATTCTATGGTTAATAGATACGGTGCATCTTGATAATCTAAAAAACCACTATTGTATGCGGCGGCTCTTATTCTCTCCACAAATGTTATACTATATGGTTCATGCAATTCAAAATCCATTTTTGTAAAACTCATTGTATTTCTTTCTTCATTTGGAGATACTGTTGAAGTTATATTAACATTCTCAAAAAATAAATCATGATTTCTTTCTAGTATTTCTTGCGATGCAGAAATTGTATCAAATCCTTGTGCTGTTTTTTCTGCGTCCGCGGCATATTTGTCAACACCCTTTTTCTTCCCTATATTATATGGGTCTAGGCCTGCTGTCCTAAAGTTTGGTCCTATACCGGCGCTTTGTGCTATAACATCATGCACTGGGCCTTGAAGATACTTTAATGGGTTTCTAATTTCTTCATCTGTTAATGCTGATAGTGTGAATAAAGTATTATAACTAGCAAACTTATGTAATGGGTTTATGTTTTCTGGTGTCTCATCATGTTCCAAAGGAACTGCTACGGATAGGCCGTCTGTTTGTGTCGTCGCGTTGGACTGGCCATAATCAAGTATGAGACCTTCTACAGAATTTGGTCCAACGTTATGTCCGTAAATTACGTTCTCTAACTCATCTTTTATTTGCCTAGTAGTTTTTTTTGTAATAAACGGTTCATTGTCCATTATTAAACTCCTAAATCACTAGATATGTTGGCCGGTTTAGGCAACTGTATCGTTACTCCTGGTTTGAAACCGTAAATAGGATCTTCAATCTCGTCTGGATTTCTTTGAGCAAAGACCCACCATAATCGTGGAGTACCATACAAGTCATATGCTAACAAGTCTGGTCTATATGCGTAAGTTCTTTCTATTGTATAAGTTTGGTCATCTAATTCAGCTGTAATTGTTCTTGGTACAAAAATATCAAGTGCTGTTTTAGTTAATGTTGTAGCAAAGTACGGTGATGTGTTTGAATATTTGGTCATTAAATAAATCCTATACCTTCTTTGCCATTCATCCTGCCAGCCGCAAAATCACGCAGTGAGAAATGTTTAAGTGATTCTCTAGAGTAAATTGGTGTTACTAGTACTGAAATATTAGATATTGTAGGTGCCCATGTTTGATCCAAATCATTTGGATCCATCATCGTGGTGCCAGCTCTTTCCGCGGCTAGCTTTGAATCTTTTGAATATAACGGACTATGACCTTGAAATTTGTTATCTTGACTTGTTGAAATATAGTCAATACCCGATCTTAATTCAACGTTAAATGTATTAACAACAACTGGTACATTTTGAAACATATGATCACCATAACCATTTAAAAATAATATTGGTGGTGGGTTACCTTTCAGACCGCCTTGTTTTTTTCCAAAAAACATTTTAGTTACTGTTCTTAGGAAATTAACAGTTGCTACCCAATATAAAGCATCTTGTTGATTTTGTACTGGAAACTCACCGATAATGTTCATTTGATCTACTTGCGAATTTTGATATGCTTGAAATGGATAATTGCTATGTGTTTGTGCCAATGCATTATAATTTGCAGTGTGCTGTATCATCATAGAAGGTGTAAGTGGCCAAAAGAAACCTCCTAAATCATGTAATGGTGCAAGTCGATTATTTCCTAAAGTTGTTTGCTCGAAAAAAAAATCCTTTAATGGGCCATCTTGGGGTATTGTAAGACGAACTCTCCAATCTCTTTCATCTTTTCTACCACTCCATGCGGCAGTTGATCGTCTGATGGCATCGTTTCTGCTAATACCCGAGCCAAATAATCTACCCAATGTTCTGTTAAAAACTGATCCGCCTGCTTTGCCTAGTGCTTCTCTAATTGTTGCCATTTTTCTGGTTGTATTTCCTTGTTAAATTTTGTATACTTTAAACATATTTATAGGCATTATTATAGGCGTACTTAATTCCCATACGACACGATTCAACAGACCTGTTTGTGGTCATTTACATTAAAATAAGAGATAATTATGAAGAGAGTGAAATACTTAAACAACCGAGATCTGTTGGCACAAATACACGCCAGTAAAAATACATTTTGTTCATATGTCGTCGACGACGATGCACGATATGATGTAATTGTACCTAATATTAAAAAAATTAATGCTGTCACCATAGCACAGGCTAGAAAAAACAAATCAAAAAGATTAACTCAAGAAGCTTGGCAAGAAGCTAAGGATAGTGGATTAAAAAAAATAAAATTAAGTGATTACACAGTTAGCACAAGAAAAATTCATAAAACTGACCTTGTGTTTAGAGTAATGATGTTTGATCATGTACCGTTAGAACCAGGTAGAAAAAAGAATCCAAAATCTGTTGCTGATAGGCATACTAAATGTAATTTTCCTCCGTTCCAACATTACCGTTTAGATAATAAAGGTAAAACAAAATGTATAGGTAAATCACATTGGGTAGGTGGATTGTCCAATGGACATTTTGATTGCGTATATGGAAAAATTACAAACAGTTTAGCAATGATGTTTATGAAATTGTGTGAACGTTATGGTACAAGAGCAAACTGGAGAGGGTATACTTACAATGATGAAATGCAATCACAAGCATTAATGCAACTATCACAAATTGGTTTACAGTTTGATGAAAGCAAATCAGAGAATCCGTTTGCATATTATACTGCGGCAATTACAAATAGTTTTACAAGAATTTTAAACATTGAAAAGAAAAATCAAAATATACGTGATGATATATTAGAGCAACATCACATGATGCCTTCATCTACTAGACAACTAACTAATTCAATTAATACAACGGCTTATAAAAAACGTATGTTAACTGCACACGGTCCAGTTAAAACTGTAAACAAAACAGGATTAATAAAACTTAATCGAGCATTCCGTAAAAAAGGGCAATTAAAAACAAAAGATTTTGACTCTGTGGGATATAAAGAAATAGACATGACTAATCATATACCTCCTGAAAAGAAAAAGTGGAAATGACATTTTTTAATAGAGTAGCTTGTTTTACAGATATACACTTTGGATTAAAAGGTAATTCACGTGTACACAACGATGATTGTGAAGCATTTATATATTGGTTTATGGAACAAGCTAAAGCACACAATTGTGAAACTTGTATATTCCTAGGAGACTGGCATCATCACAGATCAGTAACCAATGTTTCTACAATGAATTACACAGTTTCCAATATTGAAAGATTAGGAAAAGCATTTAAAAATGTTTATGTTATCATGGGCAATCATGATTTATTTTACAGAGATAAAAGAGAAATTAATTCTATGGAATACATTAGAAATATTCCTAATGTCCATATAGTAAACAAATGGATAGAAGAAGAAGATATTGCAATTATTCCATGGATTGTAGAAAACGAATGGAAAACTATTACAAAAATGAAAAAGAGATATGTGTTTGGACACTTTGAACTTCCGTATTTTAAAATGAATGCAATGGTAGATATGCCTGATATTGGCACAATTAAAACAGAACACTTTGCTGGATGTGAAAAAGTATTTTCAGGACACTTCCATAAAAGACAAACAAATAAAAATGTAACTTATATTGGTAATGCGTTTCCACACAATTACGCAGATGCTTGGGACGATGAAAGGGGCATGATGATATTAGAATGGGGTGGAGAACCAAAATATATTAATTGGCCGGATATGCCAAGATATAGAACAATTAAAATATCTGAACTCCTTGCAGATCCAGAAAAAATATTAAAACCAAAAATGTACGTGAGAGTAACATTAAATATTAAAATATCATACGAAGAAGCAAATTTTATAAGAGAAACTTTTATAGAAAAATACCAATTAAGAGAATTACAATTAATTCCTGAACAAATCGATAGAGCACAACAACCATTAGTGCAAGTACAAAAATTTGATTCTGTGGACCAAATTGTTTTAAAACAATTAGAAGGTGTTGATTCTGAAACATACGATAGAAACATATTAATGGCAATTTATAATAATTTAGATGTTAGTAATTAAAAATCTTACAGTAAAAAACTTTATGAGCGTAGGCAATCAAGCTCAAGCAATTACGTTTGATAACAAACATTTAGTTTTAGTACTAGGTGAGAATTTGGATTTGGGCGGGGATGATGCTGGTGCAAGAAATGGTACTGGTAAAACTACAATCATTAATGCATTATCTTATGTATTTTATGGTGAGGCATTAACAAACATTAGAAGAGACAATCTTGTAAACAAAACTAACGAAAGAGGAATGTCGGTTTCTACTAACTTTATAAAAAACAATGTAACTTATACAATTGAACGTGGAAGAAAACCTCAAATATTAAAATTTTATGCAAATAATATTGAACAAAATGCAGATTCAAACGAAGCACAAGGAGAAAATAAAGAAACACAAAA